TTATTAAAGACTTAACAAATTCTAAACAGATTGCTCAATCTTTTAATAACGCTAATAGGTATCAGCATAGAGCAAAAGTATCTATAGTTGGACATGCAACTCTTCGGCCATATGACCCAATATATCTTGATGGGTTGCCTAATGGCATGTCTGGATATTGGACAGTTCTTTCCGTAGAGCATGTCTTTGGCGGACGTGTAGCAAATTACATATTAAATATTGAGGTAGGAACTGACATTATTGGAGATGTAGACCCTAAAGCTAGGACTAGATCTGATACTAGAGATGTTCAAAGTGATTTTGCTGGTCAGTCTTTAACTTCTTCAAAATCTAAACTTAGTGAATATACTATATCCCCTAATGCTTCTTCTATTAATCCAAGTTATGGAATTTTTGCTAAGACAGCTATTCAAAATAAATCTCAAACCTCTGTACCATTGGTTGCTGGCAGTACAGCCTTTAAAAACGGTGCACCAAATATCGGTGGAATTAAAAAAACTGTACAATGGTCTGCTACTAGTAGTGGAAAGGTTTTGCGATGACTCAATATGATACTGAATATATGATGGACCCTCAAGGTCGTCCTCGTTTTTATGGACTATACTCTGGAAAAGTTACTAGTGTTGCAGACCCATTAAAGAAAAATAGAATACAAATTTTAGTTTATGGACCTACTGGAGTTGAGTCTCATAACTGGGCTCAAGCTTGTTTACCAATAACAGATTCATCTTACCATCCAGATCATCAACCGCATACTGCTGCACAGATTGCAGCTTTACTAACTACTACTTCAACAGGAGTTGTAGGAGGTACTGGCGGAGGTACAGTTCCTGCCTTGACTGTTGTTGCTAAAAGTGGTGGGGGACAATTAAACCATGCCCATACAACTACTAAAACTATGGTAACTAAAGGAATTGTTGGGGCATCTCCTACTTCTACAACAGACACACAAGAAACTAGCACCTATACTTCTGCTAGTGGTCTTAGTGCTCCTGGAACTACTAGTTCCTCTACTAGTCTTAAAACACCAGAGCATACTTTTCATAGAACTATTCCAGCAATAAATCAATTAGTTTGGGTTATGTTTATTGCAGGAGATCCTGATTACCCAGTATGGATAGGAGTACAATCATGAATCAAGCTATAAGCTTTCCTTACATTATTAGTCCTTCAGGAGTGGTTGAGCCCGCTTTATCCGCCACTAAAATTTATTTAGATCGTGTTTTAACCCTCTTATCTTACAATGTAGGGCAACGCCCAATGCTTCCTACCTATGGAGTTGATTGGAGTAGATCCCTATTTGAAAACGATAGTGATGCCAGAATGGCCATCCCTCTTGCGATCTCAGAGGCAATTGCAAGCTGGATTCCAGAAGTTACTGTGACTGCAGTAGATTTTGCTGGGCAAAATTTTGACGGTACAGAAAATGTAATTGTGTCTTTAAAGCTGCCAGATGATACACTTACTTCCCTAACAATTAATACTGGCACAATTAACTATGACGGAATCATGACGAGGTAATCATGCAAATTGACTATACATCTAGAGACTTTGCTGCGTTAAAAGCAGATTTGATTGCCCTAATTAAAGAGCGTACTAACACTACTTGGGATCCAACAGACTATTCAGATCTAGGACATGTATTAGTAGAAACGTTTGCATATATGGGAGATATTATGTCCCACTATTTAGACCGCATTGCAAATGAAACCACTATTGATACCGCTATTCAACGCAAGACTCTTTTATCTTTAGCTAAGTTATATGACTACAATATTTCTGGTCCTACACCTGCTTATGTTTATGTAACCTTTACTAACGTTAGCTCTAACACAATTGACATTCCTATTGGTACTCAGGTAATGGCACCGCTTTCTTTTGGTATCTATTCAGAAGTATACTTTGAAACAACTACAGCAGCTACAGCAGTAGCTCCTGGTGCATCAATTACTCTTTTATGCCAAGAAGGAAAAACTGTAAACACTGATAAACCTGACTTAATTGATAGTACCTACAACGTTGCTTTACCTGCAAACATTGGTTCATCTGATGGTACAGCAAATCAAAGTTTTAACATAACAGATCTTGGAGTTGTAAATCCGTCTATTACAGTATATGTAGGACAGGGAGTTGCATTTGGTAACTGGACATATACAGATAATATTCTTGAATCTGGTCCTACAAGTAAAGTTTTTACAACAACACCTAATGAAGACGGCTCTGTTAATATTCTGTTTGGAGACGGTATTAATGGCGCTATTCCACCTAGTGGACAATTAATTAGTGCAACATATAAAACTAGCGTTGGTGCTGCAGGAAATATTAAGTCTTTATCTATTACAGAAGTTACTTTTTTCCCTGGAAATCTAGATCCACAAGTAACTACATATTTTACTGTATCAAATAGCGCTCCAGCAACTGGCGGAGCTGACGGAGATTCAACAACAGATATTAAAAATAAAATTAAAGCCTCTGTTATTACACGCCGTAGAGCTGTAACTTTAAAAGACTATGCTTACCTAGCAAACCTTGCAGAAGGTGTAGGAAAATCTAATGCTTCTTCAAGTGTATATACAAGTGTAAATCTTTATGTTCAACCAATGAACGATGGACAAGCTGCTACCGGATATCCTCAAGCAAATATTATTGGTATTTCTACTACTGGTACAGAAGTAACTTTTGCTACAGATGTAGATCACGGATTTGCTATTGGTAATACTTTAAATATTTCTGGTATTAATCCAATTGCCTATAATCTACAAGGTGCTGTTATTACAGCAGTTCCTTCAACTTCAACATTTACAATTGCCAGCACATTAACTGCTGCGTATGTAAATGGCGGATTGGCAATTTCTTTAACCCCTACATCTTCTTGGACTAATCTTGCCTATGCTGTACAAACATATATGGCTGATAAAATTTTGGCGGGAACATCGCTAACTGTAATTCCTCCAACATACGTCCCTGTCTATATTTCAGCAACAATAATTGCGGACCCTGCCTATAAAAATTCAGATATAAAGCTTGCTATTTATCAAACTATGCTAGGTGAAACTGGCTTGTTTTACTATGATCAAAATACTTTTGGTAAAACAGTTCCTCTATCTACAATTACTTCAGCTATTCAAAGTGTTGAAGGTGTAGTTTCAGCAACAGTTACACAACTATCTAAGGATGGGTCTGGATCTGTTGGCACGCTTACTTTTGCTGCAAATGAAATTCCTTACCTTCTTGCTAATAGTTTGGTTACTACAATTACTGGTGGTATTTAATAAATGGCAAAGTATGGTACTAAACGATATGGTTCTGGAGTTCGCTACGGTGTAACATCTGTAGTAAGCGTTTACTATCAATCTAACATTGTTGCTAGATCAAAAGATTATAAAACCATTTCAATTAATTGGGACCCAATTACTCCTGATCCTACAGATCCTACGCCTACACACTGGGCATTAGTTAAAAGTTATACTGGTACTTTAGATGATCCTGGTAAGGGAACTATTCTTGACGGAGGTTTGTATTCAAGTATTAGTACTTTCTATACAGACGTATCTACTGATAGAGAAGATATAGAAGTTTCATACTCTATTTGGTTATTTAATGGTAGTGCTTGGATATTTTGTGGTAGTTCCTATACAGTTTTAGTAGGTACTAAAGACTCTTTACTTAAAATGAGTAATTGGTTACCTAAAGTATGGCTTAACTCTGACAACAATGTTGGAGAAGATCTTTCAACATATGGAGATAATAGTTTAGTAACTATCCTAGGTGTTTTTTCTTTTATGTACGACTACATGAGAGTACAAGGAAAACTACTATTAAATTCCTGGGATTCTTTTTATACCCCTAATTCTCTATTAGAATATAAAGGTACAAGTTTAGGGTTTAAGTATGAAGCTGCTTTAGGAGATATTTATAACCGATCTATTGCTGCTACAGGTAATATTATCAATTCTTATAAAGGAACTTCTTTAGGATTAGAAACTTATACTACTGCCCTTACTCACTGGGATTCTAAATACTCTATAGGTCATAATATGCTTTTAGACTATAACGATTCTTCTTTTGAAGAGTCTGCAGGACGTTGGGGTGTTTCTGCAGGAACTCTTACTAGATCAACATATACTGCTGAAGGTATTTCTGCTCCTACACCTTTTGTTGATGCCAATTATCCAGCAAAAAATGTAGGGTTAGGTAAAGTAAATAGCACAAGTGTAGTTGCATTAGCAATGTCTCTGCCTGCTTCAGGACTTGATATAAAAAACAACAGTATACCTGTTAAAGAAAATACCCGTTATTTATTTAGTGGCTGGGCACGACACGATACAGCCTCTAAAATAATTACTGCTACCATCACTTGGTATGATCAATTTGGTAATTCTTTGGGTACTACTGCTGAAGGCCCTAGATTAACTACTACCACTGCTTTTAAAGAATTTACTACGGCTTCAGACTCAGGAAGAAATGGACAGCTTTCTCCCTTGGGGGCTGTTTTTGCCAAAATTAACATTAATGTTTTTACCGATATATTCATTCTCGACAGCTCATTTGACGGTATACTAGATACCTCAACGTTATCATAGTAAGGAAAATCAATGGCATATAAGCTATTTAATAGTGGTGAAATTCTTACTGCTGCAAACGTCAATTCTTATTTGATGAATCAGACAGTTATGGTTTTTGCTGATGCTTCTGCACGCACCACAGCTCTTTCAGGAGTTTTGGCTGCTGGAATGGTTTCTTATCTTACTGGTACAAATTCCCTTGAGACCTACAATGGATCAGCATGGACTGCTAATGGAACAGGTGATGTTACTTCAACAGGTACACAAACTCTTACTAACAAAACTTTAACAGCTCCAATAATCTCTACAATTACCAATACTGGAACACTTACCCTTCCTACATCAACAGATACTCTTGTTGGTCGTGCTACATCAGATACTTTAACTAATAAAATTTTAACCTCTCCCGTAATTAATACAGCAACAGTAGCCAGCCCAGTAATTATATCTCCTGAAGAGCGCACAACAGTATCTGCTACCGCAGCAACTGGAACCGTTAACTTTGATACCTTAACCCAAGGCGTTCTTTATTACACAACTAATGCTTCAGCCAATTGGACATTAAACGTAAGAGGCGATTCAGGTACAACCCTTAACTCAACTCTTGTAACAGGTGATGCAATCACTATTGTTTTCTTAGTTACCAATGGTGCAACTGCTTACTATCCAAACACTATTCAAATTGATGGAACAACTGTTACTCCAAAATGGCAAGGCGGAACAGCACCTACTGCTGGTAACGCATCATCTATTGATGCTTATGTGTTTACAATTATTAAGACAGCATCTGCTACTTACACAGTTCTAGCATCACAAACTAAGTTTGCTTAATAAGGGGTAGTCATGCCGTTAATAACAACACAATCTGCCAAAGGTTATGGGTGGGGTAAATATGCTGTAGCACCTGCTTTGGGGTTTGAAAAAATTGCCAGTTATACAGTTTCAGGAACTGCTGGCACAATTTCATTTAGTGGTATTCCACAAACTTACAAACATTTACAAATTAGAGGGCAAGGACAAGCATCTTATGGCGGTTCAGGTGGCGGTTCCGCATGGTTTATGGTTGTAAATAGTGATGCTTTCCCATCTGGAACAAATTGGAATGTTTTTAGTTTAAATGCAAATAACACAACTGCTTATTCTGGTAAAACATTTAATACTTATGCATTAACTGGTATTGCTCAATGGGCTGGAAATGGAACTTTTGCACCAGCAATTATAGACATTTTTGATTATACTTCTACAAGTAAATACAAAACTGCAAAAATGGTTAATGGTATAGCGTTAAATAGTAATGGTGGAAATAACTACACGCAATTTACAACAGGAGCATGGAAAAGTCTTAGTCCAATAACTGATTTAACTTTATATCATAATGCTGGCGGTTTATCAGATGGATTATGGAATAATGGAACAACTTTTGACCTCTATGGAATAGGATAAAATATGGCAACTCCAACTTATGTTCCACTAGGTACAGTTACTATGAGTGGTGGTTCCGCATATACTGTTTCTGGAATCCCAG